CCACACCGGCCTCCTGGGCCACTCCGCCCGCGCCGCCGACATGTCGCCCGAGGCCGTGCGCAAACGCCGCATGGCAGACGAGGAGTTCGCCAAGGCGTGCGAGGAAGCCCTCCAGACCTACCGTGAAACACTGGAGATGGAAGTCCACCGCCGGGCAGTGACTGGCTGGGACGAGCCGGTGTACCAGAAGGGCGAGTTCGTCGGCACCATCCGCCGCTACTCCGACCGCCTGCTGGAGCTGCAGGTCAAACGCCACATCCCTGAGTACCGTGACAAGTTCTCCGTCGCTGCCGAAGTGAAGGGTGGCGTCATGGTCGTTCCGGCCACTCCTGAGTCGATGGACGACTGGGAGAGCCAGTTCGGCGAGAAGGCCCGAGGCACGACCTCTCACACAGGAGGCAAGGAGTGACGAGCCGCGTTCAGCAGGAGGTGAACCAGGACGGCATCCTCCGCCCGGGTCTCTACGACAAGGGCCGCGTGATCTACCCCGTCTGGGCACCGCAGGAAGGCAGCCAGGAGGCGTTCCTGACCTGCCCCGTCTTCGAGGTGCTGTACGAGGGCACCCGTGGCCCAGGCAAGACCGACGCCCTGCTGATGGACTTCGCCCAGCACTGCGGCCAGGGATACGGAGCTGAGTGGCGGGGCATCCTGTTCCGCCAGACCTACAAGCAGCTGACCGACCTTATCAACAAGAGCCAGAAGTGGTTCCGCGAGGTCTTCCCCGAGGCGACCTACAACAAGGCCGACCACACCTGGACGTGGCCGACCGGCGAGCAGCTCCTGCTGCGCCACATGCGCACCCCGTCCGACTACTGGAACTACCACGGCCACGCCTACCCCTGGATCGGCTTCGAGGAGCTGACCAACTGGAACGATCCGACCTGCTACCTGAGCATGATGTCGTGCTCCCGTTCGACCGTCCCAGGCATGCCGCGCAAGTACCGCGCCACGACCAACCCATACGGCCCTGGGCACAACTGGGTGAAGCGCCGCTGGCGTCTGCCACAGAGCCGGGGCCGCATCATCCGCGACAGCTACCGCGACGGTGAGCTCGAGCCGCCACGCGTCGCTATCCACGGCCACATCCGCGAGAACCGAATCCTGCTGCACGCTGACCCCGAGTACATCAGCCGTATCCGCGCCTCCGCCCGCAACCCAGCAGAGCTGGCGGCCTGGATCGACGGCTCCTGGGACGTCACCTCGGGCGGCATGTTCGACGACATCTGGGACTCTGGCCGTCACATCCTGCCGTCGTTCCCGCTGCACAAGATCCCGAAGGGCTGGCACATCGACCGCTCGTTCGACTGGGGTTCTTCGAAGCCCTTCTCCGTCGGCTGGTGGGCCGAGTCCAATGGCGAGCCGCTGGAGTACGACGGTGTCGTCTATGGCCGCAAGCGGGGCGACCTCATCCGCATCGCCGAGTGGTACGGCTGGAACGGCAACCGGAACGAGGGCGTGCGCATGCTGGCGAAGGACATCGCCCAAGGCATCCTCGACCGGGAGGACGACCTGGGCATCGCTGGCCGCGTCCGCCCTGGGCCTGCCGACACGTCCATCTTCGACGAGGAGAACGGGGTGTCAATCGCACGCGACATGCTGTCGAAGAAGGTCTCCTGGGAGAAGGCCGACAAGAGCCCAGGCTCCCGCAAGCAGGGCTGGGAAGCCATCCGCAAGATGCTGAAGGGCGCTCTCCCGCCGCCCGGTGGTGGCCCGCGTGAGGAGCCGGGACTGTTCGTGCTCGACCGCTGCCACCAGTTCATCGAGACGGTGCCCTCGCTGCCCCGCGACGAGAAGGATCCGGACGATGTCAACACTAACGCCGAAGACCACATTGCGGACGAAACCCGCTACCGTGTGCGTCATGTGCGGAAGAAGGTGGCCTCCGGTGGATTCTGATTTTCAAGCCAGCCGAGAACCGGCATCATTCAACCAGTAACTGAAGGAGATCCCCATGGCCCAGAAGCAACCGACCAAGAAGGCTGGCCCTGATACCGAAAGCGCCAGCTACAAGAAGATGAAGCCCTTGTGGCTCATGATCAACGCCCTCCTGGGCGGAACCGCCGCAATGCGCGAGGCCGGGCAGGAGCTGCTGCCCAAGCACCGCCGCGAGTTCGAAGACGACTACAAGGAGCGCCTGTCGACGAACGTCCTTGTCAACTTCTTCGAGTGGACGCTGGACGGCCTGGTCTCCAAGCCGTTCTCCGAGGCTCCGAAGTATGACAACCTGCCTGTGGGCTGGGAAGAGGGCTGGCTCGACGACATCGACCTCCAGGGCAACCACGTCACCGTCTTCCTGCGCAACTGGTTCCGCGACGCCTATGCCAAGGGCTTCTCGCACGTGCTGATCGACTTCCCTCGAGTCCAGCCGCGTGAGGACGGCAAGCCCAGAACCCTGGACGACGACCGCAGGGAAGGTCTGCGCCCCTACTGGGTGCAGGTGGCTCCTGAGAACGTCCTGTTCGCCCACGCTGAGACGGTCAACGGGGTGGAGCGCCTGACCCAGGTGCGCATCCTGGAGGAGTCCGTCGAGGTCGAGGACTGGGAGGAGAAGGTGGTGCGCCGCATCCGCGTTCTGCGTCCAGGTTCCGTCCAGCTGTACCGCCAGGGCGCTGACAAGAAGTGGCACCTCGAGGACGAGTGGGAGACCGGCCTGAGCGCCATCCCGTTCGTGACCTACTACGCTGGCATCCGCGAAGGTCTGCACCTCGCCAAGCCGCCGCTGCTCGACCTGGCCTACCTGAACGTGGCCCACTGGCAGTCGTCCAGCGACCAGCGCAACGTGCTGAAGGTCGCTCGGTTCCCGCTGCTGGCCGCCTCTGGGCTATCGGCTGAGGACTCGGAAGCTGTGGTGGTCGGCCCGAACCGCCTGCTGTCAACGACCGACCCACAAGGCAAGTTCTACTACGTGGAACACACCGGGGCGGCAATCAGCGCTGGACAGAAAGACCTGGAGGCGCTGGAAGACCAGATGGCTGGCTACGGGGCGACCCACCTGAAGGCCCAGCCCGGCTCGATGACCGCGACCGCCCGTGCCCTGGACTCCGCCGAGGCCATCAGCCCGCTGCAGGCCGCCGTGCTCGACTTCGAGGACGCTGTGGTGCAGGCGCTCGACTGGACTGCTGCCTGGGCGAAGCTGGAGCAGGGCGGTGACGTGGAGTTCAACAAGGAGTTCGGCCTGACCCTGGGCGACCAGAACGGCCTGGAGATCCTGCGCAAGACCCGCGAAACCAAGGACATCAGCCGCAAGGCGTGGCTCGAAGAGCTGAAGCGCCGTGGCCTGCTGCGTCCGGAGTATGACGCCGACGAGGACGCCCAGGAGATCGAGGACGAGGCCGCCAACGGCCTGCCGTCGATCGACCTGGATCCGGCCCAGAGCGGTGAAGACCCGGACGACCTGCCTGGCGACCAGACCGGCGGCCTGCCGGGCAACCAGCCTCCGGCTGAAGGAGGAGCTGAGTAATGGCAACCGCGAACGAACGCCTGTTCGATCTGTCGCTCCGGCACCAGATTGACCTGCGCCGCTTCACGGTCGGGGAGGTGAAGAAGATCCTTCGCCTCCTCGAGGCCATCGACGCCGACGTTGCCAAGCGCCTGCGCCGAGACCTCGTTGGGCTGGCGGACGGCACCCCGCTGTCCTTCACACCCGACCAGGAGAAGCGGTTCCGCATCCTGATGCAGGACATCTCCGCCGTTCGGGAGGCCGCCTGGAAGCAGGTGTCCGAGCAGATGAACCAGACCACCCTCGACCTTGTGGACACGGAGGTCAGCGCCGAGCTGGCCGTCCTGGAGGATTCGATCCCGGTCGCTGTACAGCTGGCCGGGGTGGAGGTGTCGACCGTCAGGGCCGCCGCTGTGGCTCGTCCGTTCCAGGGCCGCTTGCTGAAGGACTGGTTCTCCAGCCTCCAGCGTGCGGAGCAGGAGCGCCTGGAGCAGGCCATCCGCCTGGGCCTGACCCAGGGCGAGAACCTCGACACCATCGTCCGCCGGGTGATCGGCACCAAGGCCAAGAAGTACTCGGACGGCATCCTGACCATCAGCCGCCGGAACGCCGAGGCCGTTGTTCGCACTGCGATCAACCACGTGAGCCAGGTGGCCCGCGAGGAGGTCTGGAGCGCCAACTCCGACATCATCATCGGTCTGCGCTGGACTTCCACCCTGGACGGTCGCACCAGCTCCATCTGCCGCGCCCGCGACGGCAAGGTGGCCCCGCTCGGGACGACCGAGCTGCCGTCTGG